CATGACGAACCAGCCAGTAGGCTCGGCGGTTAATAACAGCAATTCAGGCGCATTAGTGCTAGGGCGCGGATTAGATATGCTTGCAGGGGCTTCGAAGTTTGGACCGCTTGGCCGGTCTTTAATAAGCGACCCTCTGAACGAGTGGAAATTAAGCATTGGCGCTAGACAGGCGCAAAACATCACACCCGGACTATTGGCTCAACAGCCACGCCAGCCTTTGCTTGATTCGTTCTTGTTGCCAGGAATGGCTGTGGGTGGCGGTTTACTTGCCCCGTAGGTGATTTATCACGGCGAGTACACAAAGAGCGCCAAGCCAGCCAAGGAATATGGGATCAAAGTTCATCCCGCAAATATAAGCCAAGACGCCCAAATAGCAACCAGCAAACCGCCTAACCAGCGGTTTTTTTACGCCTAAACGCAAGGAAAGCATGATTGTCAGAGACTTAAAAATAGAGGTGCGGTTGCTCGGAGGGCTGCTAGCGACAGCCCTTGGCGGCAACATGGTCGTTGATGCTTTGTGGATATTTTCAGAGCACACGGTTATGAGCAAAATCGCGCAGCTTTCGACATACCCGCAGGCTTTAGCCTACTACTGGATGTTGTCGGCTGTGCTGATTACGCCTTATTTCCTGGTGCAAGTGCTGAATATGTTTAAGAGCCACAACCGGCGCATCACCCGGCTGGCTTGCTGGTCAATCATGGCGGGCGGCGTCTTGTATGCGTTCATGGCTTTCTTGTCCCGAAACCTTGACTATCAGTACGTTACGGCAAGTTTTGTTGCCTCGTCAATTCTAAACATGGCGATGGCTACGGCCCTGGCCTACACATTGAATTCGTCGCAACGCCGCGCAGAGGATGACGCCACATGAAGCAACCTTGCGTAACGCGCCATCGCGTAATCACGATGCTCATGGTTTTGTGGGCGCTGCTTTTTTACAAGACTGTTCAGGCTGCTACCTTGTCTGAATTTATGGGCGGCTATGACCATGCTTTATTGCAATGGGCCGCTGCTACCGCTTTGCTCGGCGGCGTTATCCGCACGATTCTCAGTCTGGAATCAGACAAGCGCGTCGTGCGCGACATTCTCAGCACGGCGGCATGGGACGCAATCAAGGCGCTCATCGCCGGAATGCTGGCTTTCGTCATTGTGCAGGCGGTGCGCTCTGCCGGGCTTGCTGTACCCGCAGAGATTCGATTCACGGCTGTACTGGTAGCGGGCTGGAGCCGCATTGCCGCAATTGATTGGATTTTGAATGCCGGGCTTGAGTGGATCAACGCCCGCAAGACGCAGCTTGTCAACAAACCCGCTGATGACCAAACGAAGGGCAAAGAATGAAAGCATCGCCTAACGCCATTGAGGTTCTTCATTATTACGAGTCCTGCCGCTTAAAAGCCTATCCCGACCCGGCAACGGGCGGCAAGCCCTGGACAGTGGGTTACGGCGATACCGGGCCGGATGTTGTGCAGGGTTTATGCATCACGCAGCACGAAGCAGACGCACGCTTTGCCAAACGACTCAGCGATGAGTTTGAGCCGGGTGTGCTGCGCTTGCTGAAACGACCTGCGAGCCAGCCGCAGTTTGATGCAATGGTCTGCCTGAGCTACAACATCGGTTTAGGCAATCTCAAAAACTCGACGCTGCTCAGATGGTTTAACGCTGGCGACTTAGTGGGTGCTGATGCCCAATTCCTGATGTGGGATCGAGCTGCGGGCAAGGTCATGCTAGGACTCAAGCGCAGACGTGCAGCAGAGCAGGCGCTATTCAGAGGCAAAACCGGCGCAGAGGCTATCGCCATCGGGTCGGCGGTGCTATGACGCAATCCCGCGCTAACCGGCGGCATGAGGCGGCACGGCTAAAAGCGAAACGCTCGAAATACAGCGGAACAGGTGCAGTAATGGCAGAAACGCCAAAGTCATGCAGTTGTTATATGTGCGGAAACCCTCGCAAGTGGTTTCAAGAGCGAACCATTCAGGAACAAAAAATGTTCCAGAAAGGGGTTTTTACATGATGGCCCTACTGAGTCCGCGTGTGTGGCTGGCCCTTGCGCTGGCCGCTGTGCTGGCGCTAACGCACGGCTTTGCGTATCGGACGGGTAAAGCAAACGTCCGGGCCGTGTGGGCGGTTGAAAAGCAAGCTTACACCGAGGCCGTAGCCGCCGCCAGTGAAGCGGCGCGCATGAAAGAAAAATCGCTAACGATTACTAATGATGGGATCACCAATGCTTTTATCAAAGAAAAGGCTCGGCTTGTCGATGATAGCCGCGTTACTGCTGACCGCTTGCGCGACCTCAAAGCCAGCGTTGATAGTACCGCCGGTACAGATACCGCCGCCGAGCCCGGAGATTATGGTGACCCCCGATCTAACATCATTGCCGGATGCGCAAGCACTGTTGTCATTCTGGACGAAGCAGCTAAACGAATGGCGGGCCAGACAACGGCTCTGCAGCGGTACATCGGCGAAGTGTGCATAGCACCATGACTATTCACATATTCTTCGCGTTTACCGCAATCCTGCTGATTGGCGTTTCCCTTGGCGCGACCATCACTTATATGCTTTGCGTCGAGCGTCAGCCGCTGGTCGAGTGCAAACCGGTTATTTGGCCGTCGATTGATGGCTAAGGTCTGTGCAATATTTGTGTAATTTATAGGCCGTTTACACAGTGCAGAGCTATCCGTGTGCTCCAGCTTCCCAATGAAGCAGGGCTATTAAATGGGGCTAACCTTCATTCACACTGCAGGGGTCGCAAGTTCGAAACTTGCACCGCCCACCAATAGGTAAAAGGCTTGGTAGCTACCAAATCTATAGCGAAATTTAAACTCTGTGCAATGCCTTGTGCAATTCATGCAGACTTCCGCACCAGGTTACCAAGCCGACCCAGCGCTTCCCTTTGCTGCTCAACCTGCAAATGGGCGTAGCGCTGAGTGGTCTGCGTATTGCTGTGGCCTAACACCTTACTGATGGTGTAGAGGTCAACGCCAAGACTAAGCATGATGCTGGCGCAGCTATGGCGCAAGTCATGAAAGTTAACATCCGGCATACCGGCTTTGATGCGCGCACGCCGCCATGACGATTTCACACCGTCAATACTCAAGGTCAGGGGGAAGTAAACCAGCCACGGCCTAAGCTCATCAATAATGGGAATGACCCGGCTGCGCATGGTCTTTGTGTGGCTGGCAGGCACATGAATCTCGTTTTCATGGATGTGCTGCTTTTCTATCTTAAAGATTTCGCCACGCCGCGCACCTGTCAAAAGTGCCGCCCAAATCGCCGCTTGTGCCTGCTCTGTGCAATGCTGTGTAATCTGCCGCACCTGCTCCACACTTAAAAACACCTCGCGTTTGTTGTTTGTCACCAGTGTTTTGACGCGCAGGCCGTAGTTTTCTGGCGTGATATTGCGCTCCCAAGCTAGCGACAAGCCTTTTTTCATGGCGGCAAGACTGCGGTTAACAGTTGCCGGGGCGTAAGCGGGCTTCATATTACCCGTTGAATCAGCCTGTAAAACCGTCATGTCTTTGATAATGTGCGCGGCACACTCGCGGGCCTGACTTGCTTGATACTTGGAAACCCAAGCGGCTATGCGCTGCGCGTGATAAATCGCCGTGTCGCTGCTGCGTAGTGTTTTGGCGTGGTCAACATAAATCCCCATGATTGAGGCCATTGGCGGGTCGCCGGGGATATTGACAGACATCCGGCCCATTGCGCCGCGCAGCTCTGCCTCTATGCGCTTGGAGTCACCCGCAGTTGTGCCTTGCGGGAGGATGCGATGTACTCTCTTGCCATCGACCATGATGCCGATGTGTTTGCGGCCATTCTTGTCTGTCCATTGTGACATTGGTTGACTTTCAGCCATCGCTTGCATTCGGCAAGGTCATAGCGTTTTGATCTGCTTCCTACGGGCGTGAATGGTAGCCCGAATTGCTCCAAGCGCCTCACCGTCGATTCGCTGACGTTCAACGCGGCGCAAAGCTGTTGACGGTTGAGTTCACTCATGTCTCGCCCTCCGCAGGTTGTGGTGTGATGCTGGCAAGGCTGGTGGCCGAATCGCCGCCAATCGGGCTGCAAGCCGCGCCAGCGCTCAATTTCGGGTGGTGGCCGACTGCCCGTTGGTACGCCTTCATTACCGCCATCGCAAAGTCATAATCCTTTTCTGCGTAGCTGCCTAAGTGCGTCATGGCAAGATCAGCAATGACAAACTCGCTCACCAATTTGCTAACGTCAGCAACATGGTCGGCTGTCTGGGCTGGCTGCGCGAGTAACGCACCACGGCCAGCCTCGGCGCGGGCATCCCACGTTTTTGATTCGCTCATGCTTTACCCCCTATCGCAGCAGCAGCTCGAACAATGGCGCGGCGTATAGCTGCACATCGGTCGCTCCCGGATTCCTCTCTTGCCGCAAACTCTCCGGTAAGTGCGCGTACTTTGTGCCCATCAAACTCTAAATCTATCTCTAAAAGTGCAGCAAGCCGCAGCGCGTCACCGTCGTCAGTGAGCGGATTCCATGGCGGGAAAACCACGCCATCCTTTATAAATGCAACAGGCACGCCATCAGTAAACTCGATAGGTTGATTTGCAGCCTTAGCCGCTAGTTCTAAAAGTTCTTTATCAGTCATACAAGCCTTGGCACAGCAACACCCAACAGCGATAAACCAAACAAAACATTCAGCAGCGCCAGCACCGCCAGGATGACAAACAGCACCTGAATAATCGTCGGGAATGGCGGCGGCAACAGCAGTAGGCTGACGATCCACCAGAGCACGCCGAGGATGACTAGGAACAGGATGAGGTTAAGAATAATCATTTGGTTTCCTTTGGTTGGGATGGCTGGACGTATCCATGTGCTTGATTTGACAGGTTTGAGAACAGCCGCGTGTCGTACTGTGGCAGTGAGTTTTTCAACATAGCCATTCGCTGTTCTTGCGTGCCAAAGCGCACAAGGGCTGGTTGTCCTGGCTGCGCGGCTGGTTCAATGTGCGATGACACTTGTTCCCAGCGTGTAGCGCCAGTTTCAAGGGTAAGCATTTTTTGATAGTGCGTGCAGTCCATGCCTTGGTCGGACAAGGCTGACTGTACGGGTAGCGAATCTTGTTTAACCTGTACTGCAAAAGCCAACATGCGCTCAATCAGGTCAGCGTCGAAATGCGTTCTGTCTCGCAAATAGTTAATAAAAATAGAGAAGTCCTTAGATGCCCACTCTTTAAGCTCCTCCGCATCACCAGCTTTGGCTGATTCGGTCATTTCGTGCTTTCTGTTTGAGCCATACCTACATCAATATTTTTTCTCGTCGCTGCCATGCGTTTTTGCCCGTTGCCGCCTGGCTGTCCAGAACTGCTGTCTACTCCAAAAGACCCGTACATTGCCAACCAGTCGAGGCGCGCAGTGTCTGGCTGTACTGGCTGCGTCAACTTTGCGTACAGCAGGCCAGCCAAAGGCATAGTCAACGGCGGGGATGAAGTCGGCTTGTGCCCTTCTGCAATACGCGCCGCCAACAGGTGGTCTTCTTGCATCAAAAGCAGTGAGGCGAGGTCTGGCTGTACTGGCTGGGCTGCCTGGGTGGGTGGTGTGCAAGTGTGGATATGCTCGCTATCACCTAAACGCTTGCCGCAACGCTCGCAAAAGTTTCTTTCGGCGGCTGGTTGTACTGACTGGGCGCCGTTTGCGTTCACACAATCCAACGCATCACGCGCTTCTCTAATCTCGTTGTGCATATCGGTGATTGCCGACTCAAGCTCCCGCGCGTCCGGGTCGGTAGAAACCCACTCAGCCCACTCCCCTTCATTCAGTGCCGTAGTGAAATACTGGACCGCTCGGCGCAACTCGTCTGCATCTGTTGTGGCTGACTGCACGGGTAGCACGATGGCGGCTGGGTGGGTGTAGACCGGCTCTGCATTATCAAAAAACTGCGGAGTGTTGCAGTATGTGTAGCTGCCAGATGGTTGCAAACTTCGGTAGCCTACAGGCTGCGCGGCTGGCTGTACTGGCTGCGCGATAGGTGGTGACACGTACAGTGGAGTAGAGCCGTACCCAAACTTTTCGTGCGACTCTACTGAAAATAAATCGCCATCCGCATTCATGTACGCGGCTGGCTGCGCGGTTTTTTCATTGCGGGCTTGCTCAAGAGCTTTAAACCAACCGAAGGCATACGCCCTTTTTTCGCCTTCAGTTTCACACTCTGGCGGGGCTGGCTGTTCTGGCCGGGTGATGTCACCCTCACTGATGAGGGTAACAAGTGCTGGCTGGGCGATGTTTGGCTGCGCTGGTGCTGTCAGTAGCTGCGCGACCCGAGACAAAAGGTGTCCGTCCATATCAGGCCGATGCTTTTTAAAGAGGTCTTGCAGTTCCATTTCCTGCACGGCATACAAGCCCAGCGCCTGATCGCCAGCATCGGTTATCGGCGCTACAGCATCGGCTGGTTGTACTGGCTGGGCGATGGCTGGGGCCGCTGCTAGCATTGCTTTGTAAAGCTCAATGTAGTCTTCAATAATGGTGTGCGCTGCTGTCGCGCACATTGGAGCATTGCGGCCTGCCGAAATCATTTCGGGCGTCGGATGCCTCGGGGCCATCACCCAGCCTTCGGTGGCTGGTTGCATTACTTCTTTGTCAGTCATATCAATCCTTGTATCAAAAAAGAATCACCGCAGGAAACTCAGCCGTACACATGTTCTCTGGAGTCACGAGACTGGCGAAGCCCCGGTGTACGCGATGCGACCGCTGCGGTATTGCTTCAAAAGGTAGCTGGGGGACTACTACATACCCTCGCGTTCAGGTGAATAAATCCTGCCGCGCCGCTTCCGGCTGTAAATCGTTTCAGGCTACTAACGGCTTCCAGGTTGCAAGCGCTTTGGTTAGCGGTACTGCGTTGACTACTAGCACTTCAACGTTGTAGCCGCTACTCTTTTGTTTTCTTGCCGCAGTTGCTAGTTTTCGCTTTGCGCGACCATTCGCTGATTTGGAATACAGGCTCTGTGTCAGCTTTCTTTGTTCTTTGTCGCGTGCCATATCAAAACGGGATCGATTCATCGTCCACATAGTCAAACCCCCTGCCTCCTGGCGCTGCTTGGAGCGCTGGCTGCTGGCGTTGCGGCGCTTCGGGCTGCTTGTCTTTGCGTTTAACGGACACGCTCATAAACTTCACGCCCGACTTGCCGACTTTCAGCCAGGCATCCAGGAAAAACTCAACGCCATCGACATTTAAACTGCCGGTGTATTCCGGTTTTTTATCGCCTTCGGTCTTGCGGTCATTCTTGAATAACGCGCCTTTTCCAGTGTTGTCGTAATCGCTCATGCTGCTTCTTTCAGTTGTGATTTAAGGAATTCGCCGTGCTTTTTAATAGCCGCACGGCACTTGCTATCGAGTTTTGACCAGAGCGCGGTCTTTTCTTCTGCGTCTTCCAGCTCTGAATAAAGCGCAAAGCAGGCAATCACGTCGTCTTTGGCAAAGCGGTCTCCAATTGAGTCTGCGTAGTCAGCAATCACCGCTTGGCGTGCCGGTGTAAGGCTGGAAAGCACACCCATAGTCGGGCTGCTTTTAAACGTCGAAGGGATAGCCGTCACCTTGGCTTGCGCTGCTTCTGGTTTATCGCCTTCTGGTAAGTCTTCGCCAGCGTAGATATAAAGACCCAGGCCGTGCATTGAAATGGCCTTGGTCATGCAGCGCATGATTGCGTCGCTGATCTTTCTTGCGTCAGGGTTTTTCATCGCGTTATTCTTGTGGTCCATCACCGGCAGCAAGCACTCACGGCGCAAGCCAAAGATCGTTACGCTGGTATGCACCATCGCTGTATCGCCAATCCACATGCAGGGCTGCTCAGCGCCTTGTGGCCCGTAGGTATGCACAATCCATGTAGCCTGTGAATCTGCCTTTAAAACCTCGGTCCACGCCCACGCCCATGACAAGTAAGTAAGGTTGCCCTTTTTCTCGGTGTTTTCGTTAACACTGACCTTTAATAATTCGTTGCTCATGTCAAAACTCCAGTTAAAAAGGGAGGGGTTCAAAAGCGGCGCTCAAAGCCTTGATAGCGGCCATGATTCGACCGTGGCCCTGTCGTCTGAATTGCCGGTACTCAAAGGCAAGCATTAGCCGTTGTTCTTTGCTCATAGCGCGCCCCAGGTAGCCCGCCAAGCCGATGCAATCCGGCCACGTCCACAGCGGCGCTCCATGCTGTAATACCAGCGCCATAAATGTGTGTAGGTCATATCCAGTACCTCGCTGCAATCTCGGCCACGCACCATGCAAAAGCGACTAGCACGAAAGGCAGGAAGCGGTTTAAAAGGGCGGTCATGGCGCGCTAACAAAAGTCACGGAATAGATGACCGTGAGTAGGCCGATAAACAGCGTGTAATTAATTAGCCGATGTACCATTTCCAGCCTTTCGGGTTACGGGTGAGGCAAGCAGCCACTTGGGGCCAAGCTGCTGCACAGATGACAGCCAAGCTTTTTGGTTGTGGCGGTTAGTGGCTTTCGGCACTAGGTCGCAATTCCACAGCTTGATGGCGCGGCGAGCAAGCCTCATGCCGCTGATTGACGGCGCTATCAAAACGCGGTTACGGTGGTTTTTGCAATAAGAAAAGCCGTGATCGCCGGGGCCAAAATCCTCACCGCACTGACTGCAAGACACATTCTGAAATTTCATAGCGTTTCTCCAAATTGAATTTCATCAGCCAGCCCGTCAACCGAAGCGGCGGCGGTTGCTTGGCATGTCGAGGGGTGTAGGTTGCCAATCAGCAAACCAGCAGAAACAGCGTGCAGGACACGCACAGCGTCATCAGTCGATAGGCACGTTGTCCGCAGTACCGCTAAAGCCTTAGTCAAGTCATCAGAGCGGTCTAGCGCAATGCGGTGGGCTGCTGCGATGCGCGCCTGTCCTGCCTCAAAGTCGTAGAGGCCAACGGCGGTAAATCGTGATCCGGTTGCGGTGGTCATGCTGTTGCCTTGGCGATGACTGCACGGGCGGCTTTCAAGGCCGCTGCATAGTCCGACATCATTTCCTGAATGCTTCCGACCCCCGTGTCGTCAACAGCCACGAAAGCTTTGCAAGCGGCCAGCAAATCAGGAGCGGCGGCTATCAGTTTTGCGTTTGCTTCGCCTACAAGCCCGTCATCATCACCAGGCTGCACCAAGGCTAATGACCACATTCCATTTGTCTTGATTTTTTCTGCCCGCACAAAATAGCCCGAATGGTTTTCATTGGCAGTAATTTTGGGTACAAAAGACCAAGGTCCTTTTGTGTGTTTTGTTGTCATATCCGCTCCAGTTGTTAAACCTCATTGCAAACCAACATCAGCACTAAGTGCCTAGACTGCCGCGCCCCTCGGGTTGGCTTTAACAGCCGGGTATGCGTTCCGGCTGGGTCGTTTCGCTTGTTTGCTGCGATGAACGTATTACATCAAACGGTGAAGGATTTGTCAACACTATTCAATGAATAGCCTTAAATATATTTGAGCGTTCAAGTAACAACTTGCACTTTGAAAAAGTACAGGCGTAAAAAAGCCCGCGCTGGGCGGGCTGTCTTGAAGGCTGTGTGCCGGTTTACCTGTAGCGCTTTTCTACGGCTCGGACCACGCCAATAATTGAGGACTCAGCAAGTGGCTTTATCGGGTAGCGAGAATTTAAAGGCTTGAGATACCAGTCTGCGCCATCTTTTATAAGCTGCTTGAAGGTCGTTTCTTCTTCTCCGTTCTTTGCAATCACGTAATCGCCAGGCAAAGGGTCTAGCTCTGGCTCAACGATCAAGACCATGCCTTCAGTGAATTCTGGCTCCATGCTGTCGCCGTGTACGCGCAGCGCAAAAGTGTACCGATTTACGGCAACGCTGGTTGAAATTAGCTCCGTACCGCCATCGCCGGGGTGATGGTTGTCAATCTGCTGTTTATACATGCCCGCCTGGACCTCCGAGAGTATTGGAACCTGTCCGCGTAGGACAGGGCCTACCTCTATATTCCGCTCCTCGCCAAAATTGTCAAGCCAATTTTCTGGCAAGCCAGCGAATTCTTCAATTGAGCGGGCGACCTTTTCTCCAAACGAGGCTTTACCCGTAGTTAAGTCGCTGGCCTGACTTGGTGATTTCCCTATAGCTACGCCGAGCGCAACCGGGCCGCTGTAGCCGCGCTGGGCAGCAAATAGCTTTAAACGCTGAATCCTGATGAGCTTAAGTGTCATACGGCCCGAGGGTGCCACGTAAGTTTCACCAAATAATGTTGACAATTCATTCATTGTTTGATGTAATGACAGCATGGAATTCAAAAGTTACTTTTTCGGGTTGTCGGTTATTGACCGTAAATCGTTTGCAAAAAAAGCCAGTTCGTCTGTAGGACACCTGACCAATTGCGCTTATGGATACGCGCCATTTAGCCCGGCACTTTGCCTGTCCATTGAGCGGCAGACCAACGGCCAAGTCAAGCGCTCACAGCTTCGACCTAAAGACGGCCACCTCATTTGGCCCGACGTTAAAGCGCCAGCAAAAACCAAAGCCGTTTAACCAAAGGACACGCCATGCCATTTAGCTACAAAGAACTAAACCAGCACTTAGCCGCCGAGCAGTTGAAATACGCCGCCGCCAAAGACCCACGCGCAGCACCAGCAATGACACGCGCTTTTAGCGGTACTTACACCGGCAGCGGCATGACAGCGCATCGCCTGGACGCTGATGACAACCTTTTGATCGCTTCCAAAGGCGCTACAGCACCACAGCTTGAGCGCTCCAATTTTTTTGTTTAAACAGCAGAGTCGGATTTACCCGACAACCGGGACAGTGACATGAATATGCAAGACCGCCTTTTGATCGTTTTGAAGCAGCAGTGGATTACGCCGGTTGACGCGCTGAACCTTGCGGGATGCCTTTCACTGTCCCAGCGTTGCGGTGACCTTCGACGGGCGGGGGTGGTGGTTCTGGATAAGTGGGTGCAGTTACCCAACGGCAAACGAATCAAAGCCTATAGGGTTTTGACCGCATGAGCTACCACCACTACGAGTGGCTCAAGGCGATTTGGTTGCAAGACAACCCCAATGCCTCACCCGCTCAATATGAAGCCGCCTGCCAGCGTTTGGCAGCGCTGCTGGAGGTTTGAACTATGTCAGGCGATTGGATAAAGATGCGCACCTCGCTTTTAACAAACCCAAAAATTAACGGCATAGCTAGAGAGCTAGAGAGTTGCAAAGACGTTGGTGAAGCGTTGTCAACTGGTTACGGCGGCGTTATGTCGGAAATAGTAACGCGTAACGTTATGCGGCACGTAACGGTGTCGTCACTATTGGTTGTTTGGGGCGCAGCAAACGAGCACACGAAAGACGGCGTATTCAAAAATGCCGACCTTTCTGATATTGACGACATGACCGGCATACCTGGTTTTGGCCTAGCAATGGAGTCGGTTGGCTGGGCGCTTTACGACGACGAAATGCAGTCGGTAACACTGCCAAACTTCAATGAATACAACACTTCCGGCCATGAAAGATGCGCAACCGCAAAGACAAATGCGCAGCGACAAAAAGAGTATAGAGAGCGCCAATCATCGGTTGAAAGTAACGTAACTAATAACGTAACGCGTGACGTAACTAGTAACCACAGAGAAGAGAAGAGAAGAGAAGAGAAGATAGATACAGCAAATACGTCGCCAGACAAGCTGCCGACCTGTCCGACTCAAACCATCGTTGACCTGTATCACGAAGCCTTGCCAGAACTACCAGCCGTAAAGCTGATGCCAGACAAAAGAAAGAAAGCCATCACAGCTTTCTGGAAATTTGCACTGACAGCCAAACGCAGCGACGGCACACCACGTGCAACAAATTCGACCGAAGCCATCGACTGGACAAAACAGTTTTTCGAAAGAGCGCGGGACAACGACTTTCTGATGGGCCGACGCAAGCGAAGCGACGACCACGCCACCTGGCAATGCGACCTTGATTTCCTGATGACAGAAAAAGGCCGGATTTTCGTGATTGAAAAAACAAAAGAGATCGCATGAAAAACGAACACCACGCAAACGCCGCCGCTACCTCGCTCGAGGCTGAAAACAGCGTCATCGGTTGCCTGCTGCTGGACAACGGAAGCTGGGACCGTATCGGCGACAAGCTAAAGCCCGAGCATTTCAGCAACGAAACCAACCGCATGGTTTTCACCGAGATTGCCCGCCAGCTAAACGCCGGGCAGCAAGCCGATGTGATAACCGTCGCAATGGCCCTGGGTGATCGCTCAAGCGTTGCCGAGGTGCATGGGCTGGCGCAGTACGTGCCAAGCGCCGCAAACCTCAAGCGTTACGCCGAAGTGGTGATTGAGCGCTTTAAAAGCCGCCAGTTGCTTTCGGTCAGCGGCGAGTTGATGGAGCTGGCGCAGGACCACAGCACCAGCATCGGTGATCGTGTGGACAAAGCACAAAGCCAGCTTGCCAAACTGATTGACGATGCGCCGCGTGACGATTGGGTAAGCGCTTACGAAGGTATGACGCTGCACACGCAGATTCTTGAGGACCGCGCTGAGGGTAAGAACTCCGCAATGCCAACCGGCCTGGCCGACCTTGATGAATACCTTGAAGGCGGCTTGCGTCCCGGCGAGCTGGTTATTGTTGGCGCCCGACCCTCGATGGGTAAAACTGCCTTGGGTCTGACCATCGGCATTCAGATGGCCCAAAACTACACGATTGGGCTGTTGTCGATGGAAATGTCACACAGCGAGGTCAATGACCGCCTGACAGCCATGCTAGGAAGCGTTAGTCTTGGCTCAGTCAAGCGCCCGGCGTTTGGCAAGGGGTTGGCATGGGATAGGGTTATTGAGGGCGTAGAGGCCGCTAAAACGCTGAACCTGCACACCAGCGACCAAGGTGGTTTAAACATCAATCAAGTGCGCAGCAAAGCAAGAAACCTGAAACGCTTGCACGGTCTGAATGTTTTGGTTATCGATTACATCGGCTTGATGTCGGGTCTTGACCAAAAAGCCAACAGAAATACCCAGCTTGAGGAAATCAGCCGGGGCTTAAAGGGTTTGGCAAAAGAGCTTGGCATTTGTGTGCTTTGCCTAGCGCAATTGAACCGCAAAAGCGAGGAACGGCCCGACCAAATGCCCATGATGAGCGACCTACGGGATTCAGGCGCTATCGAGCAGGACGCGGATGTGATCGTGTTTATCAAGAGGCCCGTCATGGCAAACCCCGAGCTTGGCCTTGAATGGCAGAACTACGCCAAGCTGTCAGTCGCCAAAAACCGGCAAGGACGCTGCGGGTATCTCGACCTGAGCTACGTAGGCGAGCAAACCCGCTTCGGTCAGTGGTCAGGCCAAGCGCCGCAAAAAGGCGTAAACGCCAGAGCGAGTCGTTTTGAATGAAGCCGAACACCGCCATCAATGCGAGTGCAGGCACTACCTTGCAGCCGCACGCAGGCAAGGCATCCAGTGGTTCAAAGGCTTCGTGCAAGGCTGGAAGCGTTGGCCCGATTCAGAACTGCAGCGGGATTTCTGGGCGCAGTGGCGCGCAGGTAACAGTGGAAAACACGGGGAGTGGCGCTGAATGACCCTCACACGTAAAGCACCAAAGGCCAAAACCTGCCGCGTATGCCGCAGCAGCTTTCAACCTGTCATACCGATGGCTACCTGCTGCTCTCCGTTTTGTGCCTTGACAAAAGCCCGCTCGGATCGCGGCAAGGCTGAAAAGGTCGCCCTGGTCAAAGAGCGCAAGGCTGATGCGGTAAAGCGCGAATCACAAAAAAACCGGTCGCAGTGGATAGCCGAAGCGCAGACAGCGTTTAACGCCTACGTCAGAGCCAGAGATTGCGGCCAGCCGTGCATTTGCTGCGGCAGGACAAGCCACGGCGATTCAATCGGTGGCACATGGGACGCAGGCCACTACAGGAGCCGGGGAAGCTCGCCACACCTTCGTTTTGATGAGCGTAACTGCCACGCGCAATTAAAGCACTGCAACCGCTATTTATCGGGAAATGTCGTCGGCTACCGGGCGGGTCTTATCCAGCGTATCGGCCTGGAAACCGTCGAAGCACTAGAGGCCGACCAAGCGCCGCGAAAGTTGACGATTGACGACTTGAAGGCTATTAAAGCGACCTACACGGCAAAAGCCAAAGAATTGAAAGCGGCCCAAGCATGAATCGTCCACGCATCAAGCTAATCGGTGGTCTATGGCACTGCGCCATGCTTAACAGCCGCTCCAGATATTGCGGTATCGGCTACACGCCTGCGCTGGCCTATCGCGACTGGCGTCAGTGGAAGGGGGGCGCGTGAGCAAGCGCATTTTCATACTCAATAAAGTGTCACGCCCACGCGCCCAACAAGCGCTGTCAGACGCGCCAGAAGGCTTCGCCGTGACGATTGGGGTGGCTACCCGCAGCCTAGATCAGAACGCCAAGTTTCACGCCCTTTGCTCGGATTTGGCAAGGTCAAAAGTGGTTTGGGCGGGAAAGACCAGGACCAGAGATCAATGGAAGGTGTTGCTGGTTTCGGGTCATGCCACCGCAACCAAGCTCGGAAGCGAAATCGTGCCAGGCCTTGAGGGTGAGTTTGTCAATATCCGCGAATCAACGGCATCAATGGGCAAAGCCAGAAGCGCCAGCCTGATTGAGTACACCACAGCCTTTTGCGCAATGCACCAGATAGCAACTGAATACGAACCGGCATGAGCCAACAACAAAGGGTGAATATGAAAAAAGAACTCAAGCCGGTAACGGCCTACATTGCCTTGCAAGCTTTGGACTCTATGGATGATTTCACGCGAATGGCTGGATTCGTTGCCCACGGCCCCGTTGCGACCCTTAAAGCCTTCATCGAGCAAGCTGCTGTCGCATCACAACCCAAGGCAGAGCAGGCTGAGGGCTGGGTAAGCGTGCCGGTTAAAGCCATAGAGCGCATGCTTTTCGCCGCAGAAATGTTAAATCCTCGCGGTTACAGCGATCTTTACGCAGCCATGCTTGCAGCCGCACCAAAGGCACCCCAATGACTACTTGCAAAACCAATTGGGTAAACAAAACACCGCAAAAACTGGCCGCTAGCGTCAGTGCGGAAAAACTAGCGGTTCACGCCTCACGCTTTAAATTCATCGGCCTTATCAAAGTCATCAAAAAAATGCAGCCGGTAGGCACGGCAGACATTACAGCCGCTTTGAAAGACATCACTTTCGATGGTGTGCGCAAGCGCCTGGTTGATGCAACAGCAGCAGGCTTAATAAGCCACACCCGCGAGCGTCCTTTTTTGTACAGCATTGCCAAATGAAAACGCCCATACGCCATGTATCACGCAATGTCGGCATGAATCCCGTAGCGCGCGCAGTAGCCAAGCAAAAGCTGACCGAGGCCATCACCAGTTACCGCATCAGCATCTATTTCAACGAGCAGGGTGAGGACGCCTGCTCGGACTACCTCACGATGTCAACCATGATTGACGCAACGATGGGCGGTATGAGTGATGGCAGCTCACTCGACTACCGCAAGTTGAAATCCGGTATGAGCGTGATTGCCCAGGCAGCTTTGCGTGGTTGGACATGGGACAAAGACGACACCGTGACGCTTGATTGCGCTTTGGCAATTGTGCTGGTGGTCTTTCCAAGCCTGCCGCCGCAAGTGGCAAACGCTTCGATTCGCCGGGTAATCGCTTAAATAACAAAAAGGTCAGACATGATGCGCAATGAGAATGACTCGCTACTGAATGACGTTTTAGTTTCATGGCACAAATGGGCGTGTGGATATAAGCACGTCGGCGGCATAAACAGCAGCCCCATGTTCAGGGACGCAAAAACATCAAAAGGCTGGGATAGCCTGAGCGACATCACCGACGACACGCTTTCCGCTGCTACGTGCGAGGGGGTCAACTTCCATATTTTTGAACTACGAGACACATACAGGACCGCTCTTCAAATTTATGCGCGCAACCTGGTTTCTGGTGTGTCTGTCTGGTCAAGCGCTCGCCTTCCATCAAATTCGGAAGAGCGTGCCATTTTGCTGCTTGAAGCCAAAAATGCACTAATGAGGCGCTTACTTGGTGCTGGCATTATTTAGTCAACACCGATAAAATATGTCCTGCACCAGCCTAGCTTTAGCGGGCGAAAAGAAGTCTTACCGTCTTCCGGCTGGTGTTCATCTACGGTAGCTAACCCACTGGTAAAGGGTATCAATGACAGACGAAAAACGCGCAGCCAAAAAAGCATACATGGCGGAATGGGCCAAAAAGAACGCTGACAGGCTTAAGGCAAAGCGACAAACCCCAGAGGAGCTAGAGAGGCAGCGAAAAGCCACTACTGAGTACCGCGAGAGACACCCGGAGCGCGTCGTTGAATCAAATCTTAGGCAGTACACCAAGTTTGCGGCGCAAGTAAGAGTCGCTTCGTTGGCTCGTTATTACGCGGATTGGGAGCGGCGCAACAAGTACAGAGCTGATTACTACCTAAAAAACAGCGTGAGCCTAAGGCAGGCGGCTAAAACATACAAAGACGCGCACCCAGGTGCGTATCGCTCATATGGAGCAGCTAGACGATCAAGACTTAAACAAGGTGACGGACTCTCTAAAGGTGTCGTTGCTTTCTTGATGGCGACACAAAAAGGCAAGTGCGTCAATTGCCGCAATGAATTAAAGATTTCCGGCTATCACGTTGACCATATTCACCCCCTATCTAAAGGAGGCCATAACTCGGATGGCAATGTTCAATTGCTTTGCCCGCCTTGTAATCTATCTAAGCACGATAAAGACCCAATAGATTGGGCGCAACAACAAGGACGGTTGCTGTGAGCGCCTTTGAAGCGTGCAACCTTTTGACGCGGCGGCTGTTGGGTGCTGGTGTGGTTTAAGGGTTTGTCCTGATTAAATAGTTGTTGACTGTTACGCGTAACGCAATAGAATAGAGACATCAACAACGCAACCAGGACAAACAAAATGACCACAACACAAGAACTCCAAGTCTGCCGCAACGCAGCTCCGCATCTGCGCGGCATTCCAGCAAGCCAAAACGCCTATTCAATCGACTGCCTTGAAACGGCGCTGGCTCTTGAAGAAATAACAGCCCGTTTTGGCGCTGATGAAATTGCCCGCTGCAATAGCATGGAAACATCAGCCTTCGCATGAACGGTCGGCCTGATTTACCGCAAACCATAGCAAAGCGCCAAGAGGCGCTGAGAGCGCGCAGGCTGGCTCAAGGTTTGACTGAAGTGCGCGGCATTTACCTGCCGCAAGCAAAGCACGTAGTATTAAAAGAGATTGCAAAAGAGTTGCAAAAAGGCGTTGACAAGCTCAACAAGTAGAGTAATATGACGCGCAGTGGCGTAGCTATCGCCAAAAACAACCGCCAACAGCAATGTCATGCGGTTTTTTGCTTTCAAGTATGTGAGTTGCTTTCAGGGCATAGCCCGCGACGCTGCCGTTTGGTGGTGGGTAGCTTGCATACTTGATGGTCAAGAAGGTTGCGCCAAACTGAGTAGTAATACTCCCCCGTTCTTCCGGGCTATGCGCTGAGATTGGCTCAGCACTAAACCATCAACCATTTTGGCTATAGTGGAAAGCCGGCTTAACAGCCCGCGCTAGCAGGGTTCGATACCGTGCAGCCAAATTAAATGCAAGCCCGCAAGGTTAACGCCTTAGTGGGCTTTTTCTTTGCCCGAACGAATAGGCGGCTGTGTGCTGTCGGGCATCGTATGGAGTCACACGCATGGGACTGGCGCACCCTTTACGCAATCAGTTAAGCCTTACAGCCATCTAAATTGATAAGCAGCAGAGAAAGCAATGCGCTGCAATCGTCCCATTGTGGAGCCGGAAAGTAGGGTTAACCCCGAAAGCGTAACCGGCAACTTTTAGCGGGCCGAATCAACAATCAACAGCTACATGCTTAGATTCGCGTCCCGCACCCTTACGCCGAGTCATGCGCGAAACCGAAGCGCTCCAGCCGCGGCTAAATGGCTGGGTTATATCCGCGCCCGCACCGGGCGTTATCGGTCAAGGTGATACGGTCTAGCCCAGCGCGCAAGCGTAAACCCGATGGGCGCATACATGGCATTACGAACACTCAAGCCGAGACTACAGACGCTGACAACCAGCCGCATCAAGGTACTAGATACCAAGGCAGGCGCAACAGAGCGCATTAGAGGATCGGTATGGATGGAGATAAGGCGCAAGGCCTTAGTGCTTGGCCTATTCGCTTGCGTGGATTGCGGCAGCGTAGGTAGGGACAACGAGATTGACCACGATACACCGCTTGAGCAAGGCGGTAGCAACGAGCAGAGCAACCTAAAGATCCGCTGCATCCAGTGCCACAAGGCTAAGACAGCGAAAGAGGGCCGAGCTAGGCTAGGTAACAGATAACCGATGCGCGGCCTCCTGCGACGTCCTGACGCAATGTAGGTATATCACCTCATGAGGTAGAGGGGGCGGTCGGTCAAAGTCTACAAGTCTTACCGGCCGGAAACCACCTAGTACCGCATTCGCAGATTAAATCCCCCTTTGGGGTTAATTCAAATGGAGTTCAAATGGCAGGTAAACCCGGTAAGAGCGGTGGCGCTAGGCCCGGTTCCGGCCCAAAGCCTAAAGAGGCGCAAAAGCTGGACATTCCGGTTCCTGTTGTCGATACGCTCGCGCACAAAGACCCGAAGGTGTTTCTTTTGGCGCTGATGAATGATCTTGAGGCTGATGTAAAACTCAGAGCAGATGCTGCAAAAGCGCTGCTGCCATTCATGCACCAGAAAATAGGCGAAGGCGGTAAGAAAGACGCGAAGCAGGACGCGGCGAAGAAAGTAGGCGCCGGCAAGTTTGGCGCGTCTGCACCGCCACGGCTTGTAAGCAACCGTAGTTGAAAATGGGGATTTGAAGGCATCTAATGAAGCTCGAAATTTTGCAGAATGACCAATGGATCAATGTATTGGTAGTTGATGCCAAAACATTCCCAACTATAAAAATATTGGACGACTCGCAACATAGCGGGCATCTAGCTTTAAGCCAATTCAATAACAGGATCGCATCTTTACGCATTGATGGAGTCGAAGGCCGTTACGGAATTGATTTTGATGGGTCTTTGTTCCTTGAGCGCGGCAAAGTTGGTTGCTGCTACTTAAACATTTGTAAAGCGGTAAAAATACCGTTCGGTACAAAAGTGTATTTGGTGGCGTAAATGCCTGAATGGTCAACCGCCTGCGTCGATTGGGCTGACCGGTTAAAGTCTGGCCGCTCAATCATTCCGCCGCCGATATTCCCTGAGCAGGCAGAGCAGGCGCTAGCGGTATTCAAGGCGTTAAAGATCGTTGACGCACCTGGTAGCCCTACCTTTGGCGAATCGTGCGCTGAGTGGGTTTTTGACCTGGTACGCAGCATCTTTGGTGCGTATGACGCGGACAGTGGGCGCAGGCTCATTGTTGAGTGGTTCATTCTCATACCCAAGAAGAACAGTAAAAGCACAATCGCTGCCGGAATAATGATGACGGCTGTCATTCTTAACTGGCGGCAGTCGGCTGAGTTTTCGGTATTGGCTCCTACCGTAGAGGTTGCGAACAACGCCTACGCGCCAGCCCGCGACATGGTGATGAAGGATGAGGATTTAGAGGTGCTGATGCACGTTCAATCCCATGTCAAGACCATCACGCACCGCGAAAGCAACGCGATATTGAAGGTTTTAGCGGCTGACCAAAACACGGTTGGCGGCAAGAAATCGGTCGGTACGTTGGTCGATGAGCTGCACCTGTTTGGAAAGATTAGTTCCGCTGAAAATATGTTTCGTGAGGCATTGGGTGGCCTTGCTTCACGGCCCGAAGGCTTTGTGATCTGGTTGTCAACGCAGTCGGATGAGCCGCCTGCCGGTGTATTCAAGCAAAAGCTGGACTATGCGCGCAAGGTTAGGGACGGCGAAATAATTGATCCTGCCTTTGTGCCGGTGATCTTTGAGCACCCGCCGGAAATGGTTGCATCAGGCGATTGCCTTAAGCTGGAAAACCTGGCGCTGGTGAATCCCAACATCGGTTATTCGGTTGATAAGCAGTTTCTTGAGCGCGAATACAAAAAGGCTGAAATAGCCGGGCCGGATTCGTTTCGCGGCTTTCTTGCCAAGCATGGCAACGTGGAAATCGGCTTAAACCTCCGCTCTGACCGCTGGGCCGGGGCTGATTTTTGGGCGCAGCAGGACACTGAAAAAGGTTTAACGCTAGATCAATTGCTAGACCGCTCCGAGGTGGTCGATATAGGCATTGACGGCGGCGGGTTGGACGACTTGCTAGGCTTGGCCGTCATCGGTAGAGACAAGGTTTCCCGCGAATGGCTGCTATGGACGCACGCATGGGCACACCCTAGCGTTCTGGAGCGCCGCAAAGAGATCGCGCCACGCTTGCAGGACTTTGCCAAAGACGGCAACCTGACGCTTGTTAAACATATCGGCGATGACGTTTACGAGGTCGCTGAGATTTGCGCCCGTTGCGAGTCGTCGGGGCTACTGGACAAAATAGGCGTTGACCCGGCTGGATTGGGCGGGATTATGGACGCGCTGATTGATGCAGACGTACCCGAGGAAAAGGTAATCGGTATTAGTCAGGGCTGGAAAATGACCGGCGCAATAAAAACAGCTGAAAGAAAACTAGCCGAGGGCGCATTGCACCACGGCGGGCAGCCGCTAATGAACTGGTGCGTAGGTAATGCCAGAGTCGAGCCGCGAGGCAACGCAGTCATCATCACAAAACAGGCATCCGGCACAGGAAAGATTGACCCGTTGCTCGCCGCATTTAACGCAGTAACACTAATGAGCCTTAGCCCTGTGGCTTCAGGCATTACACAAGGCTTCGTGGAAATCTAATATATGAGCATCTTTTCCCGCATCGCTGAAAGTCTAGGTTTCGGCGGGGGAGAGTCGCGCCCGGAAATTAGCAATGCTACGTACAGCAGCGCTGTCATGGACGCTTTCGGTGTAGGTAGCGCAGGGCAAACCGTATCAGCCACGACAGCAATGCGTGTGTCCGCTGTAGCGGCTTGTGTAGCCAAGATCAGCGGCGCTATCGTCAGTATGCCGATTCATGTTTACCGCTTGAATGGCGACATACCCGACAGATTGCCGCGAGACGACCTCTGGTACAAGCTAAACGAGCAGCCAAGCCCGCAATTCTCAGCAGCCAGTCATTGGGAATGCGTCAGCATGTCGCAGTTATTGCGCGGCGATGGCTTCACCTATATCAAACGTGGCTTTAATGGCACTATACGCGAGCTTATCCCGCTCCCGTGGGGCGCTGTCACACCTGTACGCACCCTTGAATCGGGTGTGCGTTACTACATAAATCTACCTTCTCACGGCCTAAACATCTGGGTTGAGTCCGGCGACATGCTTCATTTCCCTGGTTTGGGCTTTGATGATGTGACTATGCGGAGTATGAGTGTGATTGCCTATGGCGCGCGCAATGCAATCAGCAATGCGATGGCAATGGATGAGTACAGCGGTAAATTCTTTGAGGGCGGCGCGCATCCTTCGATCATCCTGAATAACGACAAAAAAATGTCGAATGAGCAAATTACGCAATTACAGGACGCATTCACCAGAAAGTATGCGGGACTGGAAAACGCCCACCGCCTGCCGCTTGTCTTGACTGAAGGCACAACGGCGAAAGAGATCAGCCTGAGCGCCGAGGATGCGCAGCTACTTGAAGCGCGTAAGTTTCAAGTGCTAGACGTAGCTAGGGCTTTCGGTGTGCCGGGTTTCCTGATTAACGAGTCAACCGGCGCGACAAGTTGGGGAAGCGGTATCGAGTCGATAGGCCGCGCCTTTGTTCAGTACACGCTACAGCCTTGGCTCCGCAAAATCGAGCAAGAGTTAAACCGCAAGCTATTTCCGCGCGATACCGGCAAGTTTGTCGAGTTCTACCGCGACGCTTTGATCGAAGGCGATAGCGCTGCGCAGGGCAGTTATTTCCGATCAGCACTAGGCGGGCCAGGTATGGGTGACGCGCACATGACCGTTAACGAAGTGCGCAAAATCAAGCGCATGGCTGCTGTTTCCGGTGGTGATGAGATATATCGCGCACCCCGCGACAAGCCCGCCCCCGACACAACGAAGCAGGATGCGGCGGTTGCCGATGTTGCTAACACCTTGCGCGAAATGCGGCACAGCAATGAATTGCAATCCGAGCGCATTACGAACCGCCTGGACAACCAACCCGCGCCCGCGCCGGTCATCAATGTAGCCGCGCCTATCGTGAATGTCGCGCCGCCAGCCGTTAGTGTCAACGTAGAAAAGCCTGACGCGCCGGTTGTCAACAACGTCATCAACCTACCTGAGCCGGTAATCAACGTTGAAGCCGTCATGCCTGAGTCGCAGCCGCCAGTAGTCAACATCGCGCCGCAGGTAGTGAATGTCGCGCCGCAGGTTGTAAATGTGGGTGAAACGGTTGTAAATGTCGCTCCCGCAGAGGTAAGCGTAAACCTGCCAGACCGCCGCATTGTCGGCACGGTTGAGCGCAATAGCTCGGGCCAGATCACTAAAACAATTCAGACCGAAACGGACCTGTAATGCCTATCAGCCTAAACGCAGCCGTCCGCAACGCACGCGCACAAGCCATCGTTACCGAGGCCGGGGCAACCGCAAAGCTGTCTGTTTACACCGCAGGCTTCACTACTTTGCTTTACACCAGCACTTGCGCCGCAACGCTTGGCACGGTAGCTACTGGAGTGCTGACGCTTGGCGCGGTAGGTAATGCCACGGCTACGGCGGCGGGCGTAGCGGCCTTGGCGCGGCTATTCAAGACCGATGGGACGACGATGGTTATAGACGGCTTGACGGTGGGCATATCAGGCCAAAACGTCAACATCACAAACACCACGATTGCCGTGAATGACGTAGTGACCACCACCAGCGGCACTTTGACAGAAGGTAACGCTTAATTGACCACCGCAACGATCACGCTTAACGCAGGCTCGGGTGGCGAGAAACCGATTATTGACACACTAACCACGGTTGATGGCGCGGCGGCTCCCGCTGGCTCTTCGGTGCAAATGGTCAAGGTCGGGCATGGTTTGGCTAGTGACTTCAAGACTGCAACAGCAGCGACCCCCCTGCCGGTCACTTTCCCGGCGGGTAAAAACAACGTAACGATTGCCGACACGCAAGCCGACATCCACGGTCAGCTTGTCGGCGTCACGCGCATCACGCAGGTCACAACTAAGTTTTTCCAGCAAGCACCAGCAGCGTTTCTCAACATCACCGCGTCAGGTGGTGCTACTGCAACCGGCCCGACAGCAGGTGCGGCGGTGTTTTCGACCAGCACGGCGGTAACTGCTGCGCTGCTGGCCCAAACGCCTGTTGGCATCCTGTACGCTGCGCAATATGAAGCCTGGGCTGTGCTGTCAGGTGCTTACACCGCGCCGACATCAGTAGCGAGCTTTCAGCGGCTGGGCATTTACGATGCCGCCAACGGCTACAGCTTTGGCTTCAATGGCCTGACCTTTGGGCTTTGGGTTCGCGTCAACAGCGTAGATACTTTTATTGCGCAAACCGCATGGAATCGGGACAAATTGAGCGGTGCGGCTGATAGCCTGTTTACCAGCAACAATTCGCCGGTTTCATTGCAGCCGACCAACCTGAATATGTACCGTGTGCGGTACGGATGGTATGGCGGCGTGTCGGCCTTTTTTGAGGTCTATGCACCAGATGGTCACTGGATAGCGGTGCATCAGGTGAGGACGGTTAACGCGCAGGCGGGTGTCAATATGACGATGCCAGATTTGCCTATGACTGTCGAAGTCAGCAAGACGGCATCGGATGCCACCAATCTGAGTATTACTTGCGGTGGCTGGGCGGCTGGTATCACAGCACCGTCTTCGGGCGCGAATCTGAGTGGGCAACGGTCTATTGCAGCCCTCAATGCGGCTGTTAATGTGCCGGTTAGCGGTATTGGTGAGTTGTCGTTTGCGATTAGTGGCACATGGGTCGGCACACTGTCATTCCAGAGTAGCTTGGATGGTTTGGCTTGGCTGCCCGATGGCGCCATGAATGGCGCATCCAAGACGTTTACTGCGAGCACTACAGTCAACAGCGCATACAAGGCGGCGGTTGCTTCAAATCGTTTTTACCGCGTTATTGCTACTGCCTGGACATCGGGCAGCGCCAGCGTTGTGTACAGCGCGTCTGCCTCCGCGAGTTTCGTGGTGGCGCAATCGCTCATCACGGATGGCAACAACAACGGCCCGGTGGCTGTTAAACCCGCAAGCACTGCAGCAGTTGCAGCAGACCCAGCCCTAGTAGTGGCGCTTTCACCTAACAGCGTTATCGCGCAGGCAGAGCAGCGTGCGTCAACGCTGCATGTAACAGCGACAGCGGCGGTTAATACAGCAGTCACGGCCACATTGCCTGCACCAGCGGCGGGTTTGTTTCACTACATAACCAGCATACAAGTGGTGAAGGTTTACAACGCTTTAGGCGTAGCGGCTGGGGCGGGTGTGGTGCTTACGTCATCTAACTTACCGGGTAATCCAGCGTGGATCACTGAGCAGGCAGCGGGCGCGGTAGGCACAGCGGTGAGGGTTATTGATTACCAGCCGACCACACCATTGAGATCAGCAGCGGCGGCTACGATTTCAACCGTTGCAGCACCCGCCCAATTGCAAACCATTTGGCGAGTAAACGTTAGTTATTTCACCGCGCCGTAAACCATGCTGTTAATTCAGCTAAACCTACAGGCAGCAGCAGGTAAAACGCAGTCGTTAGCGGTAACGCTTGACGGCATATCGACGGCAGTAGCGCAAACCGCGAATCACGCGCAAAGCGTAGCGGCGGTACTCGACGGCTTAGCGGTAGCGGCAAACCAGACCGCACAGCACCCGCAGACGGTTGTGGTGACGTTGGACGGTATAGCGGCAACGGTTAGTCAGACGGCAAGCCATGCGCAGGCCGTGGTAGCGACGTTAGACGGCATTACAGCGGCGATTAGTCAGGCGGCAACGCATCCACAGAGCGTGAGTGCAACGCTTGATGGTATTTCAGCATCGGTTACGCAGCAAACGGTACACGCGCAAAGCATCTCCGCAACGCTAGACGGTATCGCTGTATCGGTGGCGCAATCGGCGGCTGGCGGTATATCTCAGACGCTAGCAATCCTGCTGGCAGGAATCGACGTTACAGGCGCGCAAACGCTAACGCATACACAAGGTCTGACGCTGACGCTGGATGGCGTGGCGGTGGCTCTGGTGCAGGCTACAAGCCTACCGGCAGACCCCGTGATTGGACGCTGGCAACCGGCTAGACGCAAGACAGTACAAGTCAATGAAGACGACGAATTACTCCTACTTTTGATGTGAGGAAACAAGAATGAAGAACCCCAATTTTGCAAAGCTGGTCTTTGACAACAAGGCCGTCCATAAATCCTTTGAGATACGGGCAAAAGCAGACGGCAGCACGCGCATTGATTTGTATGACGTGATTGACGACTACTACGGCGTGAGTGCAACGGCTTTTGTGTCGGCTTTGAATAGCATTAAGTCGGGCGACATTGCTTTGCATATCAACTCGCCAGGCGGGGACGTATTTGCCGCCCGCGCAATGGTCGCGGCTATCGGCGCGCACCCTTCCAACATCACGGCCTACGTTGACGGTTTGGCCGCATCAGCAGCGTCTTACGTGGCGATGTCCTGCGATTCCGTAGTCATGCAAACCGGCTCAATGCTGATGGTGCATTGCGCATCGTGCATCGTCTGGGGCAACAGCGCCGAAATGAAGGAAATGTGCGTCTTGCTTGACAAGATTGACGTTTCCATTGCCGCTGATTACGCACGCAAAACCGGCAAGCCCGCTGAAGAAATGATGGCGCTTATGCGCGCGGAAACGTGGCTGACTGCTGATGAGTCTTTAGCCCTTGGCTTTGCCGATGCGATTGTTGAAAACAAGAAAGGCAAAGCAAGTAATGTCTGGGACTTGTCGGCCTTCAAGAATGCGCCCGCAGCCAAAGGCCCGCCACCTACTGACCCCGTAAACGACACACCACCAGAACCCGCCCCAGCAGCGGGCTTTTTTACGTCCACAACAAATAGCAACCGTTTGAAGTTGCTCGAAATTCAATAGTGCTTCTCGCGCTGTAGAAACCGCCAGCAGTCGGCCACTGCCATCAATCAGGACTCTTTAGGAGTCCTTTTTTACGCCTCAAGAAAGGCTCTTATGAGCAACATCACCGCGCTGCGCGAGAAAATCGCCAATTTTTCAAAGCAAGCCAATCAGCTTATTGCTGACAAAGGCTCTGCGTCATGGACCACCGAGGAGCAGGCGCAATTCGACGGCTTTGCCAACGAAATCAACGCCAGCAAAAAGCAGATCGTCAACATCGAAACCATGCGCGAGCTGGACGCCGAAAAATTCTTCAATGCCGCCCCTGGCAAAGTAGAAGAAGGCGTAACCATCAACGCATTGGCCGCTGTAGCGCTTTACCTGCGTAACGGCGCAAACGTCACCAACGAGCAGGCCGTTGCTATCCGTAACGCCATGTCTACAACCGTACCGGCAGAAGGTGGCTTTACCGTGCCATCCGAAGTCGCCGCAATGGTGATAGACCGCCTGAAGGCTTACGGCGGTATGCGTGAAGTGTCCACGATCATTAATACCGCTGGCGGTAATCCGATGAACTGGCCTACCAGCGACGGCACAAACGAGCTGGGCGCGATTGTGGGCCAAAACGCTTTGGCTCCAATTGGTGAAATCACCTTCGGCACGATTGCGCTGAATCCGTTTTACTACACCAGCAACCAGATTGCATTGCCACTGGAATTGATCCAGGACAGCGCCATCGACGTTATCGCTTTTGTTGTGAATCGCCTGGCTACCCGCATCGCCCGCGTGCAGAACCTGCACTTCACAGTCGGTACCGGAACAACCCAACCAGACGGCGTTATCCCGCGCGCATTGGTTGGCAAGACCGGCGTGACCGGCCAGACGCTGACCGTCACTTATGACGACTTAGTTGACCTGAAGCACTCGGTGAATCGTGCGTATCGTTCCGGTGCGAAATTCATGATGAATGATTTGAGCGTTGCCATTGTGTCCAAGCTGAAGGAAACCACGGGCCGTCCGATCTGGGAGTACAGCACGCAAGTCGGCGCGCCTGATTCGCTGCTCGGTTGCCCTGTTGCCATCAATGACGACATGGCCGTGATGGGTGCAAGCGCTCGCTCTGTCGCCTTTGGTGACTTCTCGTACTACAACATTCGCGACGTGCAGGGAACCACCGCAATGCGCCGCTTTGATGATTCGGCCTTTGCGTTGCGTAACCAAGTCGGTTTCTGCGGCTGGACTCGCTCAGGCGGCAACCTTTTGGAGACTGCTGCCGTCCGCGTGTACGCCAACTCTGCCACATGAAAATCACGCCGAAAGCGCCTGAAACCGTGCAGGCATTCGTGCTTTGCGACTGCGTTTTTGGTAAGGCAGGGGAAGTGGTAACGCTTGCCACCGCTGATGCCGACGCCGGTGCAGTAGTCGGTGTGCTTGATTTGCACCCCGACGCAATCAAGGCCCACAAAGCCTAACTGCTACGTCATACGCCTTTAACCGGGCGTATCTCATAGCAAACAAATTCCCGACCTTTAAGGACACCTGATGCCACTCTTTATCACTGAATTTTCGACAAGCGGCGGCAATGAGCGCGGCGGGCTGAATCCTATTGCCATGACACCACCGCTTGTCGATCAAGTCGTGGCTATTGGCGCGGCCTCTACCCAATCAGCGTTGCTAAACGTGCGGTGCAGCTTTGTCCGTTTGACCACAGATGCAACCTGTAGCGTCCAGTTCGGTGCTAACCCCACGGCGGCGGCTACGACCATGCGGCTAGCTGCTGGCAGCGTTGAATATTTCGGTGTACCGCCTGGCGGCACGTTGCGGATCGCTGTGATTGCGAACACCTAATGTACGGAATGGGTATGAGCCGGATGGGGTGTTTGAGTGGGCTTATTGCGTCCATTTACAACCCGGCCAGCCAGTTTTCCGCCGGTCAGCTCGGTGCATGGTATGACCCCAGCGACTACGCAACGCTTTCGCAAGACAGCGCAGGCACAACGCCAGTAACAACAGCATTCGCCCAGCCAGTCGGACTGATGTTGGACAAGCGGCTGGGCTTGGTGCGTGGGTCAGAGTTGGTGGATACCGCCAACACGACGGCTCCTTGGACGCCCTTTGGAACCAACACCATTACCCTGGACGGCGAGGAAATCAAGGTTACCTGCGTTAACAATTCCGATGGGGCGAGGTTGCAATTAGATGCAGTAGGAGGGCTCTCAATCAACCTCGTTTCAGGCTCCTTTTACGAAGTAACGGCCAGAGTCAGGGTGTCAAGTGGAGCGGTAGGCGTCAATCTTTTTGACGGATTGAATAGCGCCTTGCAAACTGTGACATCAATTGCTCCAGTAACGCTGCGCTGGGTGATTCGGGCCTCTAGCACTGCAACGCCGGTACAGATTAACAACAACCAAGCCATGAGTGCAGGGCAGGCGATCTGGTACTCAAACATCACCGCCAAAGAAATACCCGGCAACCACATCCTTCAAGCCACAGCCCCAAGCAGGCCAGTCACATCAGCGCGGGTGAATTTGCTGACGAAGTCGGAGCAGTTTGATGATGTTTACTGGTCAAAAACCAGCGTAACAGTCACAGCTAATTCCACGGTTGCACCAGACGGCACAACAACAGCCGATACGCTAACAGCTACAGCGGGCGGCGGCAATGTGCAGCGCGACATAAGCATCTTAGGCGGCTTAAATTACAGCGTCAGCGTCAACATACTGAAAACTTCGGGCGCTACGACATTTCCACTGGTGGCAATCAACGGACAAACAGGCGCAACCACATTTGCACAAGTCTTTTTAAACACAAATACAGGCGTTCCAACAGCTCGCGGCGAAGGACTAACGCCCGGCGCTGCAAACATATTGGTGCAAAACGCAGGGACATTCTGGAAGTTAAGTTTTAGCTTGCTGACTATTGCGGCTAACACTGTTTTGCAGACCTTTATTTATCCCGCCTTTTCAAGTGACGGCACAACCGCAAACGGGACAATAACAGGCTCATGCGTGGCATGGGGCATCCAGGTAGAGCCGGGCACAGTAGCCACCCGCTACCAGCGCGTAAACACCGCATCAGACTACGACACCGTAGGCTTCCCGCAATATCAAGTATTTGACGGCCTTGACGATGGCATGGCTACGGGCGCTATCACGCTAAGTGCTGATATGGATTGCTTTATTGCTGTGCGTAGGGCTACGGCAGGGACTGTAGTGCTTGGCTTTCCAATTGCAAACGCGCCCGGCAACTTTTTCGGCGTTGTGGAATTGGCAAGCACGCAAATCGCAGACGCGGGCTCAGGCACGCCAACTTATGCGGCAAACGGCTTAGCTATCAATGGTGGTTTGGCAAACACAACACGCGGTCATTTACACACGGCTTTACCTGTAGCGTCATGGGTCGTTTTGGAAATTAGAAACCTGAATTTATCAGCAGCCGCATGGAATGCCTTCGCGATGGGTAATTATGGAGCTGGTTTTATGCTTAACGGCGACTTCGGCGGCATGATCCTAGCGCCAGCAGGTGATGCAACAGCCCGCCAAAACAATCGCCGCGACCTAGGCAAAAAAGTCGGATTGGTGCTGCCATGATCTACACACACGCTTGCGCCATCGTTACGGCGGCTGTCGCTCCTGTCCTTCGCATCATTTCAAAACGGCTTGACCTTAACCACTGCGACGGCATGTTCAAGACCGGCCTCAATGCCATAGGGTCGGCTGTCGGCGCTCCCGCTACGCACTTCATCAACAACGGACAGATGCCAGCTATTTTTGTTGAATCGCTCGGCTCGCCTGCGCTGGCACACACCAGGGCGCAAGCCGCGTTTTTGGCTGCTGGCATACCTTACCCCTACACCTCTACACAAATCACGGCTGCACTTAGCGGCTGCGCTGTCAGCAATGGCAAGCGAACCGTGGTGGTCAACAGCGTTTCGACAGTCGTTGACGAGAGCCCGCATGAACTCATTGCGCGGCTGGGCTTACAAATGGTGAAAGGCACGCTATGACGTTAAGACTGATTACGCCGCCGGTAGCCCTTGCTGTATCGCTTATCGAGGCTAAGGCGCATCTACGCATCACAGACGCGGCAGACGACACGCTGATTACCGCCATGATTAACGCGGCAACAGAATCAGCGGAGCATTTAACCGGGCGGGCCTTGATGTCGCAGACCTGGGAAGCCGGTTTTGATCTGTTGGCATCAAACCTGCACCTGCCGAGTGCACCTATCCAGAGTGTGACCAGCATCACATACATCGACGCTGCTGGGTTTCTGCAAACGCTAACGCCTGCGCTTTATAGCGTGCTACTGGACGATACCGGCTACGCCCGCGTAATACCGGCTTACCAGGTGACATGGCCCAATCATCGCGGCGACATTGACGGCGTAAAGGTGCGGTTTGTTGCTGGTTATACAAGTGCCGCATTAGTACCGCAATCCATTAAAAGCTGGATGCTGTTGCACGTTGGTAGCCAGTACGAAAACCGCGAAAGCGAAGTAACCGGCGGCGGCGTTGCAACGCTTGGCTTTGCGGATCGTCTGCTAGACAGATACCGGGTTTACGGCTGATGCGCGCCGGAATGCTTCGCAGCTCGGTCGAATTACAAGGACTTGTCAACGCAACAGACGAAATCGGCCAGCCTTCTACGTCCTGGCTGACCACGGCAACGGTTTACGCCGACATACGCCATTTAAGCGGTCTTAGCGCTATCAAGGCAGGCACGGACATATCGGTTAACCGCGTAAGCATCCGGCTGCGTTTTCGCGCTGTAACACCTGCCATGCGCGTTGTTCATAACGGCGTTGTCTTTGCAATCGAAGCGGTATTGCCTGATCCTAAAAAGGCTTTTGTCGATCTCGTTTGCCAGGCGGTTACGTAATGGCTGGGATTCGCGTTTCGTTTGATGATTCGGCGCTGCTGGCAAAGCTGCAAGTGCTGGAAGAAAAGCTGTTGGCCGCTGTATTGCCGTCAGTGGCGGTAGGCGCGACAGTGCTTTACAACGAGGCGCGGCTGAATGCTCCTGCTTCTGAAAAAGCGCACAGCACCAGAGGCAAAAAACAGACGTACCAGCCGGGTAATTTAAAGGCCTCGATTTACCGCGTTTACAGTAAAACCGGCAGCACAGAAACCTACACCAAATACCAGATTGGCTACAACGTCAAAAAGGCTTTTTACGCCCGCTTTGTTGAGTACGGCACGGTAAGAAGCCCGGCCTATCCATTCATTAGGCCCGCGTATGACGCGAAAAAAGAAGCCGCGCTACAGGCCGCAAAAAGCAAATTCCTAGAGCTTGCAAAAGGGGCAATCAATGGCGCTTGAAGTCGATTTAAACGCATTGCTGAAAACGCTTTGCCCTCGCGTGTTTCCCGATATCGGGCCTGAGCCTTTACCCGTGCGTCCTTACGTTACATGGCAGCAGGTAGGCGGCGAGGCCATCACGTTTCTAGACCGCACGCTACCGGGCAAACGCAATGCCCGTATGCAGATCAATGTGTGGGCTGATACCCGGCTGGCTGCTAACACCTTGGCGCTACAGATAGAAAACGCGCTCAGGCTGTCAACCGCTTTCCAGGCGTCGCCAGTTGGCGCGCTTGTCAGTGGCTATGAGCTGGACGTAAAGCTCTACGGATGCAGACAGGACTTCTCAATTTACGCAGTTTGATTTAGGCCGCAAGGCCAACCACTAAAGCCGTTTCGGAGCAATCCGCAGCGGCTTTTTTTATGCCCGCTTGTGGGCGCAACCCTGCCGCAGTGATGCGGTTTTTTTTCGTCCATTTTCAGAAAGGCCAATCATGGCAGCAAAACTTCCAGACGGCGCAATCGTTTCTCTTGCGACCACTTACGGCACGGTCTTGACCGTTTCCGGCATCACCAACGCTAACCCAGCAGTTGCAACATCTACCGCGCACAGCTTCATTAACGGCGACATCGTTACGCTGGTTTCCGGCTGGTCAAACCTCAACAGCCGCGTTGTCCGTGTGTCCGGTGTGACCGCTAATACGTTCAACCTTGAGGGCATTGATACCAGTAGCCTGACTTTGTACCCAGCCGGTACGGGCGGCGGTTCGGCGCAAAAGATCAGCGCGTTTACGCAGATCAGCCAGATTCTTGATTTCAGCACCAGCGGCGGTGATCAGCAGTTTGCGACTTTCTCGTTTCTTGAGCAGAATTTTGAAACACAAATTCCGACCATCACTTCTGCACAGTCGATCACCATCGGCATTGCGGACGATCCGGCCCTTGCCGGTTACGTTGCCTTGAAGGTCGCAAATGATGCCCGCGCTATTCGTGCGCTGCGTTTGACGCTGCCTGATAACTCACTGATTTTGTATCAAGGTTACGTGTCGTTTAACGAAACGCCGACATTGACAAAAGGCTCGGTTATCGCTGTGCAAGCTACGTTCTCACTGCAATCGCGTCCTGTTAGATACACCATTTAAGCAGTTGCCCTAAGCCCGCCCTGAGCAATCTCGGCGGGCTTATTTACGCCCTTGGGTCATTCCCTATCACGGGCTTTTTCAACCTCAATAAAGAAAATCATGGCAAAAATAAAGCTCGGAACAGCCCCCAAATCATTCACGCACAAAGTTTCATTCCCCCTGCTGCAAGGCGGCAAAGGCGACATAACGATGAACTACCGCAACCGCGACCGGACGCAGTTTGCGGAGTTTATCGACCAGATTTATCCAGGCATCAAGAACCCGCCCGCCGAGCAAGTAGAGGCTGGTTTTGACATTGTTGAAAACGCCGCCAAAACCCAAGCCGACGAAGTGCGCTACATCATGGGCTGCGCTACCGGGTGGGACTTGGATGATGACTTTACCGAAGCAAACGTCCAGGCGCTTATCAACGAGTTTCCTGCCGCTGGCGCTGCTATCACCAAAGCCTACCGCGAGGCGGTGACAGAAGGCAAGGCAAAAAACTAGCCGAGGTTGCCTGCGCCCTCTACGAAAAACAGGCCGAGGAAGCGGAGTTAAACGCCTTCGGCTTTACCGCTTCGGACTACGACAGTGGGCCGGTGATTTACTGGCCTGAAAACGCCGCTGCCGTTCACCTTTTTTGCAGGCTAGGGACGCAATGGCGTAGCGGAATGGCTGGGCCTACGGGCCTAGATTACGCCGCCGTTTATCCCTTGATTGACCGCTTGCAGCTTGACCCTGATGAATGGGACTTGCTGCTAGAGGACATCCGCACGCTTGAGAACGCCGCCCTAAATGCAATGAACCAAAAAGACTAATAGAGATTACGGCAAAACGAAAACGCACAACGGCCCGCACTATTTAGTTACTATTTGGCTTTCTTTTAAAGGAGCCAAAAATGCGAAAGTCGTTAAAAGTCTCGCGGGGTTTACAGGTGCTGGGCTGCGGGTTTCTGGTTTTTGGCATCGCGTCCTGCTCCACCAAAGGCGACCCGCAAATGATGACGTGGAGTTTTATGGCTGGCGGGCTGCTTGTTATAGGCGCTCGGATTTATGAGTGGATGACGAAAGAGTAGATCGTCTACACGCCCAAACAACCCGCTTAGTGCGGGTTTTCTTTTTTAAGGCTCACGCTAATCCGTGGGCCTTTTTCTTTTCAAAGGCCCAATGTCCGATCTATCAGCACTTATTGACATCAGCGCGGATTCGTCAGGCGTTGAAACTGGACTAAATCCCGGCAAAAGGTCAATCGCGTCTTTTCGCGGCGCGGTTGTTGAGGCTGGCGCGGCTGCAAGTAACGCGCTGAGTAAATCAGGCGATGGCGGTAAGGTTGCAGCCAAAAAGGTTGAAGACTCGACCAAAAACCTTATTGGCTCAATACAGCGGCAGATCGCGGCTACCGAGGCGGGAGCAAAGTCAGGCGCTGACTATTACCGGGCGTTAGCTAACCAGCGCGGCGTGCCTGCCGGTGTGCTGAAGCCTTACCTTGACCAGCTAGATGCGGCAAAGGCTAAAACAATAGCGGCAACCACGGCTAATACAGAGCTTGCGTCAAGCGTGCGTAATGTCGTGGGTTTCCTGGGGACGTTGGGCGCTGTCGTGTCCGTGGGCGGTTTGGTTGCGTATGTCAAAAGCGCCATTGATGCGGGCGATGCTTTTACCAAACTCAGCCAAAAAAGCGGTGTCGCCGTTACAACGCTGCGCGAATTGAATTACGCCGCATCACTGAGCGATGTCAGTACCGAGGCGCTTGGTACAGGGCTGCGCAAGCTATCGCAAAACATGGCTGAAGCGGCAAAAGGAAGTAAAGAGCAATCGGCAGCTTTCGCGGCTATCGGGGTAAACGTCAAAGGGCTGGACGGCAACCTTAAAGGCGCTGACGCAACCTTAAAAGAGATCGCTGAAAAATTCGCAGGCTTCTCGGACGGGCCAGAAAAAGCGGCGCTAGCGATTGAGCTATTCGGCAAGCAGGGCGCGGACCTTATACCGCTGCTTAATTCCGGCGCTTCCGGTTTAAACAGCATGGCGGCAGAGGCTAATCAATTAGGCGTTGTCTTTGGTGATGACCTTGCTAAAAACGCCGAAGCATTTAACGACAACCTGACGCGCATCAGCGCATCGGCAGAGGGCGCGCGCATAGCGATTACGGGGCAATTACTGCCAACGCTCAACAACCTGGCAGAGTCGTTTCTGGCGGCAAAAGACGGCAGCAGCAGCTTTGCTAAAAACATCGGCGGGTTTGTCAAAACAGTCATCGAGGCGGCTGTTATTTTGTACTCTGATGTTGCATTTGTACTGCAGGGCGTAGGCCGCGAGTTCGGCGCTGTTGGCGCGCAAATCGTATCGCTTGGGAAGCTTGATATTAAAGGCTTTCGCGCCATCAGCGAAGCTGTGAAAGAAGATGGCGTGAGGGCAAAAGTAGAGCTAGATAAATTCCAATTTAATCTATTAAATGCCGGTGTACTAAACAGCAAGGCAGGGGCTGGGCGCGGCACGGCTGCTGACCCGCGACTGATTGGTTCGACGCTGACCACCGCCCCTATCGTCAAAGCGGCATCAAGCGCAGGCGCGGACGCTGGCGCGGCTGCTGCCAAGGCCGCAGATAGCCAATATCAGCAGTTAATACTCAGTATTAAACAACGCATTGCGCTAACTGATCTGGAGTTAAAAGCAGGCCGACAGTTAACCGACGCGGAAAAAGAGCAGGTAAAAATCCTTGAACTACTCAACAGCGCAAAAAGCAAGGTCAGCGCATCGCAGCGCGCGGCGATTGAAGGCAACCTGAAAGAGTTGCGTTCTAAAGAATTGCTGCTTGCTGTTGAAAAATCAGAAATCAAGCTGGCCGAGGAAGTGGCTAAAGCGCGCCAAGCTTTCAGGAATACGGATTACACGCAATCAGCCGTTGCTTTGCAGGCGATTGACGCGGCTTCTACGCAGAGCCTTGCGGGTGTCAAGGACAGAATCCGCGCGCTAACTGACGAAGAAGAAGCCGTAAGGATTTCGGCGTCGCAAAACATCACGCTTTCAGCCGCTATAGAGCAAGTCACTATTGCGCGATTACGTGAAAAGCAGGCGGGCTTTGTGGATGGCTCCGAAGGCGCAAACGCTATTGCGCGGGAAATTGCAGAGCGCCAAAAACTAGCAACGCTGACGGGCATCAAAGAGCAGCGCGAAGCCTTCACAGACCTTTACAAGAGCGTTAAAGACAACCTGACAGACGCATTATTAAGCGGCTTTGAATCAGGCAAAGGCTTCGCTAAGAGCCTACGCGACACCGTTGTCAATATGTTTAAGAACCTTGTATTGCGCCCAACGATACAAGGCGTTATCGCAAGCGTTACCGGCGGCGCGTCAAGCCTTGCCGGTGCAGCAACAGGCGGCGGTGGTGGCTTGGCAAGCTCACTCAGCGGCATCAGCAATGTTGCAAGCAGCGCATCAAGCCTGTTTACAGCAGCTACAGGGGGAGGCTTAGGCACTCTTGTTTCAAGCGTTGTTGGTACAACCGTTAGCGCGCTATCTAGTGCCGGTGTTATAGCGGGTAATGCGGCCCTTGCTGGCTCTCTAGGGCTTGGCGCTGGCTCGGCGGCGGCGGCGGCTACGGCGGCAGCAGCAGCGGGCGGCGCAACCATCACCGCTGGCGTGACGGCTGCGGCTGGCTCTGCCGCGTCCCTAGGCGCAACGCTGGCGGCAGTCGCCGGGCCGGTAGGGATTGCCATTGCAGCAATTGCGCTGGGCATAGCGCTGTTTAAGAAAAAAGGTACGGCCAGCAAATCAACCGGCTCATTGAATCGCACATTTGATGCTGACGGCAATGTGACATCCTCGCAAAGCAATTTCGCCATCGGCAATGGGGCCGAGGTGGTTGATGGTTTGTTTGCCACATTCAAAACAATCCAGCAAGCGTTAGGCGGCAAAGGTGGCGCGGGCTTTGACTTCGGAAGCTACAGCGGCAACGACAACAAAAACCCCAAGTTCCGCTTAGGTAGTGCCGGGTTTGATTCGGGGGAGGTCGCGCTGGATGATGCGACCTTTGCAACCGCCGCCTCGCGTGCGGTACTTGCGGCGCTGAAAGCCTCTGAGCTTCCCGCCTCGATTGCCAAAAAACTTAACGGCTTGATACCGGCTGATTTATCGGCAGATCAGATACAGGCAGCAACCACACAGATCATTGAGTACGCAGGCAGCATCCGATTACTTGATGCGCAATTGTCGGCGCTGCCATTCAAAAACCTCATTGGCCTTTCATTCGACGCGCGCGCCGCGCTGGTTGATTTATCCGGCGGTGTAGAGCAATTTACCGGCAACCTGACCGGCTTTTTCCAGAATTTCTACAGCGAGGCCGAGCAGCGCCAGCAAAAGATTAAAGAGATAAACAAAGCGACTGAGGGCGCGGGTCTGGATGCCGCAACCGCTACCCGCGCCGATTTCCGCGCCATTTTTGAGGCGCTTGACCTGACAACCGAAAGCGGGCAGAAGAACGCCGCCGCCTTGCTATCGGTACAGGACGCATTCGCCAGCCTTACGCCTGCCATTGAAGCAGCAGCCGGTGCGGTAGCAGTTATGAGCGACACGCTGAAAGGCTTGCTGTCTGACCGTGCAGGGCTTGAGGCCGACATCCTGGACGCCCAGGGTAATGCAAGCGGCGCGGCCCTGGCACGGCGGGCTATTGCCACAAAGGGCTTTACCGGCGATGAGGTTGCGGCCTTTGATTACAACGAATCATTGCGTGAACAGGCGGTGTTTTTAAGGACTATCGCAGAGGCTGCCAAGCTCGCGGCGGATACGGAAACGCAGCGTATTGAAAAGGTTACGCAAGAGCGTACCGGCCTGCAAGATCAACTCAACGCACTGACCGATACATCCACGCAGGCATTGGAGCGGCAACGCGGCGCGCTGGACGAAAGCAACCGCGCACTATTCGATCAAGTAGAGGCGCTAAAAAAGGCTGCAATCACCACGCAAGAGCGAACAGGTTTACAAGACCAGTTAAACGCATTGACCGATACCGCAGCGGAAGCCTTGGAGCGCCAGCGTAACGCCTTGAATGAAAGCAACCGCGCCCTATTCGACCAGGTGCAGGCAGCAAAAGAAGCGGCGGCAGCTACGGCGGCATTCAGCAGCGCAATGGGCGGCTTATCAAACACCCGTATCGACCTGCAAGCGCAATTGCTGACATTGCAAGGCAATACCGGCGCGGCTGATTCGATGCTGCGGGATCGTGACATTGCACAGCTTATTAAAGGCTTGACACCAGAGGACGCAAAAACCGTCACGGCGCAATTTGACGGCAACAACGCATTGCGTAAAGAGATCGCAGATTTACAGACGGCGCAAGCAGCGCAGGCATCAGCGGCGCAAGCGGCCACACAAGCGGCAGAGCAAACAGCGCAGGCGGCTAGCGCCTTACGTAGTGCCATGCAATCGCTTGCAGACACGTTGTTTGATGAGGTCAACCGTATACGCGGACTTATCAGCGGCGACAGCCAGCAGTCATTGATTCAAGCACAAGCCCGCTTTGCTTTGAATACGGTGCTAGCCCGTGCAGGCGATCAGGACGCTGCAAAGCTATTGCCGACACTGAGCCAGACCTTGTTGACGATAGCCGAGGCGCAAGCCACTTCGCTAGTCGATCTAAATCGCATCAGAGGTCAGACAGCCGGAAGCCTGGAAGAAACCGCCGGGCAAATGGCTGCGCAGTTTGGCTTGAAAGTGCCAATTGAGGCACCAGGCACAAGCGTAGCCCCACGCGCGAGCGAGGTGACAGCACCAGAGCCATACATCACAGCGGCAAACAGCAGCAACCAGCAATTGCTTGCCTCTTTGATGGAGCTACAAAACAAGATGGACCTTATGGTTGAAGCACAAGAGCGCGGCAATGAATCGACCAGTACATCAGCCAAGATGCTGCAAGGCCAGCAGCAAAGGCCATTGCTGGTGGAGATTGCGAAATGAGCGGGCCATTTGTTTTAGTGCCGCTGACCGTCACCACAGCGATGCTGACCAGCAGCACGATTGCGGAACCCGCAACGGGTGAAACGGTTTGGGTGGCGGCTACAAGCTACACCGTAGGGCAGCAGGTTATCCGGCTGGAAACGCACCGCATTTACGAAAGCCTGATCGCAGGCGTAAACGCAACGTTGCCGGAAAACAGCCCGACGCGCTGGCTTGACGTTGGACCAACCAGCCGGTATGCGGCGTTTGATACGTTTGTCAGCACGCAAAGCAGCGCCGTAACTACGCTGTCTTATGTGCTTAGGCCGGGCTTTTTCAATGCTATTGGGCTTTACGGTTTAGAGGGCGCTACGGTTAGCGTCAGCGTTAAAGACGCGCCGGGAGGGACTGTTTTCTTTAGCCGGACTATCGACCTTATAGAGCTGCCGATTGATTACTACGACTACTACTTCGGCGCAATTCGGCTGTCAACAAAGGCCCTGCTAAAAGGCATTCTGCCGCAAGCTGACCCGGAGTTAACGATCACCGTTTCAGCCGGTACAGGCATACCCGTAAAACTTGGCATGGTTGCTATAGGCGACCTTCGCGGCCTAACGCTGGTTGAGGGATCGGGCGCGCTGGCGGGCGCTAAAGCCAAGCCCGTCACCTACAGCTACATCACAACCGACGCATTCGGCACGACAAAGATTATTAAGCGTTCCAAGGCAACGGATATGGACATCCGTGCCGTTGTGCCTCGCCTTGACGCTGACTCGGCCTTACTCACGATTCAGTCGGTGCTCGACATCCCTGCCGTCTGGATTGCTACCGACGCAGCAGGTTACGAGGGCCTAAGCGTTTTCGGTCTTGCCTCGGGCGATGTGACCTACGAAGGTCCAAACCATTCAACCATCACTATCAATATTAAGGGGCTTATTTAATGCCAGTTATTGCACCACCGACGCTTAACGACCCCGGACTAAGCCCCGATCGATCAGACCGGGCGACATTTTCCGCACGCGCTATTGCGCTGGATGACTTCACCAAAAATGTGCAAATACCGCAATTACGGCTTGCGCTTGCAAACGTATCGGCTAATGCAAGTGATGCGGCTACATCAGCGACTACAGCGGTCAACAAAGCCGCAGAAGCCGCGCAAAAAGTCATTGATGCTGCCGGTCAGGTGACGCTTGCAACGAACCAGGTGACGCTAGCCACGGCAGAAAAAAACGCCGCTGCTTTAAGTGCGCAAACCTCAGCGCAATCCGCTGCATTACCTGGTTGGGTGACGGGTACAAACTACGCAACCGGGCAGCGCGCCATTAGCTTGATTAGTGGCAGGGCTTACTTGTCGCTTTCCACTGGCGTTAGCACGACTGACCCGATTAACGACACTTCGCGCTGGCGGCTTATCACCGCTAACCGCCCGGTAGTGCTGGTGACGACAACGGCGCAAACCGCATCGGCAGGAAGTCATTACGTAATGACTAACCCAGCCTTAACGTCGCTGACGCTTCCGGCATCACCCGTATCCGGCGATGAGGTAGAAATCACTTTCGCTAACGGGCGTGTAGACAATCTCGTTTTGCGCAACGGCAAGGGTTTGCTTGTCAATAATGACGGCTCAATCTTGCTGGAAGACTTGGTGTTTGATTCGCCTAACTCAACTTTGACGCTGGCTTATGCGGAAAACGCATGGCGCTTCAAAATGGAAGGTTCAGGGCTTGCAATCAGCGACTCGGCAGGGGCTACGGCTATCGCCGTGCGTAATTCTGAAGAAGCCACAGCTTTGGCTTTACGCAATAGCACAGAGGTCACGGCCCGCGCCTCGCGTGAAAGCGTTGAAGCCGCCGCCCGTATTAGCCGGGGCTATGAAGTGCCTATCGCGTACACGGCGGGTATTAGCCTGACGCGCGCAACGCAGACGGTAAGTCAAACGGGTGTGGTGTACGCGCCTGCACTGGTAGACCTGCCGTTTACCACAAGCGGCACATTTGAAACCGCAAAGTTTCGCGTGATTCAAGGTGTTGCCGGGGTTGACCTTGCGGCAGGCACGGGCGGTGGGTTGGTTGGATTTACTGATGCGCAAGGAAATGTAGGGACTATCGCCGGAATGGCCATCAAGCAAAGTATGCGTAATGACAGAACCACATTAACGGCTGCGGGTGAGTCGGCGGGTTTAAAAGTCGGAATCTGCAACGGCACAGAAGGAGGCTGGCTGTTAAATCCTGGGGCTGGCGATTTTGTGACTATTTACCCTTACATCTCAAGTTCTGCTGTGCGTCAAAGAGTTTGGGCAATCAATCCGATTACGGATGTACCGGCAGGCTCCCCGGCGACGGCTTGGTGTATGGAGGGGAATATTAATGTTGCAACAGGGAACGCACCAAACCCACGAACGGTTAATCATGCGCTAGGTATTGATATGGTGTCTGGTGGGCCTCATGCCCCAAGTGCTGCGTTTGCATGTTACTCAAGCCTGCTGGCTAATCGCTGGAAACATGGCGTGTGGTTTGATAATGTTGGCGGTCAGGCTGGGTCAACTTTAATAAAAGCTAACGCCAATATTGATGTGGATTTTGGGCTTGATTTAGGCGCTGCTGTTATTAACAAACAAGCTATCAGGGTGGGCGTAACACCGCTCGCGCAAGCTGCCTCGATAGGCATACGCCAATTACAAAACGGACAAGCCGGAATATTTCTGCAAAGAAACACAGACACAGCACCGACCGGACTTTTATTGCAAGTTGTCAATGCTGCAAATTCTGTTGTTTTATCCAGTATTGACGCTTCAGGAAATATATTTGCACAAGGAAAGTTGGAAACGGCGGGAGCCATAACAGCGCAAGGGAATATATCTACACAAGCAAATTTGTCAACGGTGGGGACCATAACATCGCAGGGCAATATCTCAACGTCGGGTGGTGCAAACATATCAGCAGGCGGCCTGACCATAGCCCAAGCGCATATTGCGACTGCTGGCGCTCCAGTAGTAGGCGCTGCTCAAATTTCATACGGCGCAACGCTGGCGACTACCGCCACTTCTGGTGCAGCGGGAGCACTCCCAGCCACACCATCCGGTTACATCATCATCAATGTTGCTGGCGTAACCGGAAAAATCCCTTTTTACAACGCATAAGGTTTTATGAACATAGAAACTGAACAATTAAAACTGCGCCTGATTGAGTCGCAAATGCAGGTATTGCAATACCAGCACCGCGACGTTACTGAGGGCTTGCAAAAGCTCCAGCAAACGGCGTTTGATGCGTCCGCAGATAGCCACGACATACCGAGCGGCGCGACGACACAGCCCGATCAATACGCTGGCAGTTAAGGATAACCACACATGAGCACTCTAAGCTTTTTCCTCGCACCCAAGATCAGCCAGTTACAAAAGCCGCCGGTTGTCCGTAAGGCCTTCATTACCAGCGCCACAACGCACACTATTCCGATAGGTGTTACCAGCGCCAGGGTTTACGCCTTCGGCTCTGGCGGTGGCGCTAACGCCAATGTCGCCAGCGGCGGCGGCGGCGGCTGTGCCTATGGCGACATCGCGGTTAAGGCCGGTGATGTGCTGACCATAGGCACTACCGGCGCGACAACCGTTTCAATGGGCGGCGTGACACTGCTGACCGCTCACGTAGCT